GGAGGCTGGTCGCTGAACCATGATTTATTTTTATTGAAAACGTCGGAATGATAGGAAAGGCTTATCATTCGGCGGATCGGGCTATCTTGCGGAAATGCCAAAGTGGAACAGCGTCAACGGATCGAGGCCGGGGTTCTTTACAGGTTTATGCCGATTGGCATTTTTCCCGCGTCGGCGCTGCTTCGCATAATCCGTATTACCTGCCTGATTATTGTCAAAAGTGGATGCCTGGGTTGGCGAGGGGGCGGAAAGCCCGCCGAGGCCGATCAGAAGGGCGGCGGCGATCCCGCCGAGCTTCTCGATAATGGCTTTCCAGGCGGCCTTTTCGCTCTCGGTCTTGGCGCGCTCGCGATGCACGGCGGCCAGCACGATCCCGGCGTCGATTTCCAGCAGTTCCGCGACCCTCAAAGCGGTGGAATCGTCCATCGTGCCGCTTCGTTTCTTCTGCATGCTGATTGCCTGCGGTGACAAGCCGAGTTTTTTGGCGAGTGCGTAATCAGAGGGCAGGCCGTGACGGGCTTTCACGGCTTCCAGAAATTGCAGTGTCGTTTCCATGTCCGAACCCCTTCGGCAAGTTGATGATCGGACTCTAATTCACAGATCGTTGATATGCAACCGATCGCAGACTGTTGAATCATCACAGGCTTTGAAGTAGATTCCGTCCTGCCGGCGGGGTATCCAGCTCGTCTTTTCCAAAACCCCTTTGGTCGGGCCTCTCTTCCCGCCGGCAACCTTAAAGGGGTCGGACATTGAAAGGGGTTTCGATATGAAACAGGATGAAACGGCCAAACCGGCCAAACCGGCCAGCCTGCGCCGTGAGATGGCGCTCGCCGCGCGCGTCATGCTGCGCGAACAGGTGCGCGCCGCCATCCCCGACAAGTCGCCAGTGAGGGAGCGGAAATGAGCGAATCAATCCTCTGCCCACGCGCCCGTGGCGATCTGCCCGCTGGCGTGCTTCATGACCTCAAGCGCCTGCTCAATTCCAGGCCGGCCGCCCAGTTTTTCAGAGGCGTGCTCAAGGGCGGCGATTGTTCTTGCCCAGTCGCCGCCGCTTTCCATGAAGGCCAGGGCGATCAGGCTGCCAATGTCGCCTGCGCTCACTCCATCGGGGTCGGCGATGGTGTTTGCAAGGTAGTCGTGAAACATCTCAAGCGTTTTCATGGCGCGGTTCCTCATGGTGGTTGTGGGACTGCCATTGTAGGGGCTGCGCCATGACCGCCCGCGATCTGCCCGAGTGGGTGACGCGCGCCATCGCGGCCGGGCCGCCGGTGCGGCCCCTCTCTGTGGCCCATGCGATCAACCGCAACGCCCTGCGCCTGCTGGCGATCAAGACGCTGTGCGACGACGCGCTGGCCGAGGCGATGGATGTACTCGTCCCGGCCGGAGAGGCCTCGCAGCTCGATTCTTTCGCCGCCATGCGGGGGTGGGCCTGCGCCGCCCTCGATGAGCTGGCAGGGGCGCCGGAATGATCCGCGCCGCCGCTTCCCTTTCCCTCTTCGTCGTCATGGGCCTCGGCGTGAACGTCGCCGTGGCCCTTGTCGCGTCCGTTTTCTGACCCTCCGATGCTCGCTCAATCCTCTCAACCGCAACCCCCCTCAGTCTTTCTCGGTAATACTACGAAATCGCTACACGCGGCCCGGAAACCCTCACGGGATCAGGCTTCGCGGGCCGCACGGAGTTCCGGGAAATACCCCACCGCGAAGGCCGTGGCTTACACGCTCCGGCAGGAAGCCGGCCGGCTGCTGTTCGATCCGGCCGCCGGCAAGCAGCAGCGGCACCGCGTCTGCCATTGCGGGCGCAGCCTGACCGGGAATTTCATCCAGGTGTGGCGCGCGCCGAACGGCACGGCCGCGCGGCTTCAGGGCGCGATGATGTGCGGATCGGCATGGACCTGCCCAATCTGCGCCTTCCGCATCGCGGGCGAGCGCCAGCGCGAGCTGGAGTCGGCGAATGTGGCCTGGGCGAAGGCCGGCGGCCTGACCTACCTTTTCACCTTCACCTTCCCCCACGAGGCCGGCGACGATCTGGCCGAACTGCTGCACGCCTTCGGGCAGGCCTCGACCAAGTTCCGCAACAGCCGGACATGGAAGAAGCTGCTGCACGTCGGCAACGGCACCGCCGGCTGTCTCGGCACGGTGACGTCGACCGAGGTGACGCACGGCGCGAACGGCTGGCATCCGCACCGGCACATGCTGGTGTTCGTCCGCCGGAAGCTCGATCAGGCGGAAATCGACGCGCTGTCGAAAGAGTGGGTTGGGCAACTGCTGAAAGCCGGCCTGGGCGACCGCTCCAAGCTGTCGGACATGCTGGAACACGCCCTCGACGTGCGCGGCGGCGAGGACGCGGCGGCGTATATCACGAAGTACGGCCGCGAGGAAATGTGGGGGCTGTCGCGCGAAGTCACTGCCGACGTGGCGAAGGATGCGAAGGGCGGCCAGCTCAAGCCGTTCGGGCTGCTGCGCCGCTCGGTCGATGAGCGCGAGACGGCCGAAGAGCGGGCGCGCTGCGCGGCGCGCTTCGTCGAGTTCGCCGAGGCCTTCCACGGGAAGCGGCTGCTGTCATGGTCGCCCGGCCTCAAGGAATGGTTCGGCATCGCCGACGCCGACGACGATCAGATCGCCCAGTCGGACGATCCGGAAAGCGACGCGACGCAGCCGGTCGGCACGCTGAATGCCGATCAGTGGAAGATCGTGCTCTCGCGCAATGCCGTTGCCGAGCTGGAGCGGTACGCCGCCGAGGACTGTCTAAACCCGGAAACCGGGCAGCAGGACTTGGATGATTTCGTCGACTACCTGTCGAAGCTGCCGAAGAAGTCCGGCGGCTGGTTCATGGCGCCTCTGCGCCGCCGATTTTTCCACTGACCGAGGGCGATGATGACGCGCGAAGAGGCAATTGAAGAGGCGAACGATCTGTTGACGGACGTCCAGAATTTCCGGCCGGCGCTCACGCTGCCGGGCGTCGATGTGATCAAGCGGCTGTTCGTTCGGATGTGCCGGCTACTCGTATACGTGGTGTCACGTGCATAACGCCGCCTTAACGCGACGCCCGTAAGGGCGGTCGCCGTTGAAGGCACAGTTATGCAACGAATTTTTGAGGAGATGTAAATGGGAATTACCAGAACCGATGAATTTATGTGTGACCTCTGCGGGACGAAGGAAACTGTTGCACATGGGATGACGCCTGAAGGATGGGCAAAAGTGACTATAGAAAACCGGTATGTAGACCGCGATTTCACGGACAAATGTCTGTGCGGGACGTGCGTGTCGGAAGTGCTCCGCTCAGTGAAAGCCCACGGTGCATAACGCAAAGTAGACGCCTGCGAAGGTGTCTACTTAGATTCAGGCCTCGCCGGGCGGGCTGAAAATAGCTCCGGCAGTACCTCTACAACTACAACAACAAGCGAGGTGACAACATGGCCGAAAAGCTCGGCGCCGGGCGCTGCCCGATCTGCGATGCGGACAATGCCCGCGTCTCCCTTTCGAAGTCTCACTATGCCGTGCTGACCTGCTCCGGCTGCAACGCGCAGGTTTTCGCGCGCGGGCCGAAGTCGGACGAGCTGCTGCGCGACCGGATCGTGGTCGAGCGCGAGGAAGCGGCGCCGCCTGTCCAGGTCGCCGCTCCGGAGGTCTCCGCGCCGGCTCCGGTGGTAGCTCCGGAGGTTCGGCCCGCGCCGAAGAAAAAGCGGTCCGGCTCGTTCCTCGAAATGTTCGGAGGGGCCGGCCATGACTGATACCGCCGAGCTGGATCGCATCGCCGCCGAGGCGCAGTCCGATGCCGCCGCCGCTGCCGTGCCGGCGGCCGGCGAACCGGCCGCGCCGGTCGTGGATCCCGCCGAGGCGATGGCGGGCGAGCTGGCCGGGGTGCTCGGCGCGCTGGTGGGCGTGTTCTCGCCGGCCTTCCCGTCGCTGGCCTCGATCTACACCGAACAGAGCATCGGCGCGGCCTCGAATGCCGTCGCCGCCGTGTGTGTGAAACGCGGTTGGTTGTCGGGCGGCATCATGGGCGAGTATGGCGAGGAAGTCATGGCGCTGATCGTCTGCGGGCCGCTGGCCGTGGCGACGTGGAAGGGGGTGAAGGGTGATATGGCGAAGATGCACGCCGCGCCGGTACCGGAGTTCCTGAAAGTCGGCGCTGACGGCACGGCGGCGGAACCCGCGCCGGCCTTCACCGGTCCGGCCGCCGAGCTTCAGCCGGCATGAGCGCGAACCAGCCGCGCATCATCGCCGTGATCGGCGCCAGCGGCTCGGGGAAATCGCTATGGGTGAAATCGAACATCATTCGCTCGAAGCTGGTCCGCTCACGGCTGCTGGTCTGGGATTACATGCGCGAGTATGGCGCGCTCACGGCGCAGCAGGTCGCGGACATCCCGGCGCTCGTCGAGCTGGTGCGCGCGAAGCGGTTCGCCGTGGCCTTCCAGCCGTCTTTCGAGGCGAAGGCGCGCGCCCGGCAGTTCGATCACTTCTGCCGCGCAGCCTACGCCCTGGGCGACTGCGCGATGGTGGTCGAGGAACTGTCATTCGTTACGATGCCGAGTTTCGCGCCGCCGGCCTGGTCGATGGTGACATGCACGGGGCGCCACAAGGGGTTGACTGTCGTGGGTTGCTCGCAGCGGCCGGCGCAGATCGATAAGAACTTTTTCGGGAACTGCTCGACGGTGCATTGCGGCCGGCTGAACGATGTCAACGACGTTCGGGTGATGGCGCGCGTGCTCGGCGTGCCGGAGGCGGAGCTGCGCGAGTTGGCGCCGCTGGACTGGATCGAACGGGACATGGCGACCGGGAAAATCACGCGCGGGCAGGTCAAAATCCCTACGTGACGTATACGGGGCGGGCTTGACGGCCGCCCGGCCTCGCCCGCTAATACGGGCCTGTTATCAACAACAACAAGAGGCCAGTCATGACCCAAGAGCAACTTATGAACTTCGCCATCGCCGGCGGTATCGTGTTCGCTGCCTACAAGTGGGGCAACGGTATCGTGAAGGCGGGCGCCGCTTCCATCGCTGCCGTGATGGTCGCCAAGCAGCTCCCCTACGTCAAGAATTACATCTAAGGGGGGCCGCGCCATGTCAGTCGGAAAAGTTTTCCGCAAGGGCTTGCCCTTCTCCAACGTCGTCGCCACCGGCGTCGCCACGGCGAGCATCACGCCGGGCCGCACCATCGAACGCATCGTGCTCCAGCTCGGCGGCACGGCCTTCACGAAGGCGATGTTGACGCTCGTCGAGCTGAAGGCGAACGGCCGAACCTTCTTCAAGGGCTCGGCGACGCAGATCGACAAGCTGAACAAGTATCGCGGCATCGCCGACGATGCCGCGTTCCTGACCCTCGATTTCACGGAAATCAAGGGCCGCGACAAGCTCGACCAGATGATCGGCGGATTCGATACCTCGCAGGGTATTTCCAACATCACGATGGAGTGCACCATCGCCGGTGCGACCGCGCCGACGCTAGAGATGCATGTCGTCGAATCCGGCTCGCAGCTCGATCCGAGCGTCGCGCGCCTGATGTCGAAGGTGCTGCGCTACTCGTTCAACACCAGCGTGGGCGGACAGATTCTTGTTCCGCTGCCCTTCGCCGAGCGCGGCGCCGCGATCAAGCGCATCCACTTCGATACCCTGGGCGGCTTGATGACGGATATCGAGATCAAGGAAAACTCCACGACCATCTTCGAGGCTTCGAAGGCGGTCAATGAGTTCATCCAGGAAGAGCACGGCCGCGTGCCTCAAACCAACTGGTTCACCTGCGACTTCATCGTCGACGGCAACCAAGGCGCGGTTTGGGATACCCGCAACGCCAAGAGCATCGAGGTGCTGCCGACCTTCAGCGCGGCCGAATCCGGCTTCATCCTCGTCGAGTATTACGACGTACTGAATAACCTGTAAGCCGGGGGTCATCATGGGTGACAACTGGGGAACGTGGTTTCAGGGGCTTGTATCCGACCTGACGAATCAGGCCATGCAGCAGCGCACGCTGGAAACGCTCCAGCGTGGGCAGTTGGGCTACTACCGCGAGGGCGTGCCGGGGGTCTATCAGGCGCCGGCCGCCGCGCCGGTGGGGGTGTCCGGCTCGACGATGTTGCTCGTCGGCGTCGCCGTCGTCGCGGTTCTTCTGCTGAAGGACTGACCTTGTGGCCGGCACGCTCTTTTTCGACGACTGGGGCGTCGGGTCGGATGCCGTCGATTCGGTGCTGGGGGGCGGCATGTTCGATGGTCTGTCGTCGGCGCTCGCGCCGTCGCCGGCCGGGCCGTCGAATGCTGTCTCTGGTAATGGCTACATGGCCACCAGCTTCGACAATTCCGGGTGGACGGTGGCGACCGGCAAGGCGTCGGCCGAAGGCGGCGACCGTGGCATCGACCTCAATCAACTGGCGATTCTCGGGCTCGCCGCGCTGGTGGTAATCGGATGGGTGCGCACGAAAAAGCGTTAACGGTCGCGCGGGCGGACTGGGGGCCAGTCGCCGCAGATCTGCTCGCGGACTGCTATGGCGATCCTGTCGAGCTGGCGAAGGTCGCGCGCCAGGTGGAAGAAGGCGCCGCGTCGCTCTTCACGGCCGACGACGGCGGCGAGATTGTCGCGGCCTTCGTGCTGCGCGTCGATGGCGACGAGGGTGTGATCGTCGCGGCGAACGCGCGGGACGGCGTTGAGCTGATCCCGGTGTTGCTGCCGAACATGGAAACGCGCTTCACCGGATGCCGGACGGTGCGTTTTCATACCGCGCGGCCCGGACTCGCGAAGCTAATGCAGGCCTTTGGTTATGCCGGGCGTGAGATTGTTTTAAGGAAAGAGCTTCATGGGTAAAGGTGGGAGTTCAAGTTCGTCCAGCTCGACCTCGACGTCGACGCAGAACACCGACAAGCGGCAGGTCGTCGATAACCAGTCGGTCGGCGTCTCGTCGGATTCGAGCACGGTCAACGTGCAGATGACGGACCTCGGCGCCATCGACAAGGCCATGACCATGCTAAACAACGGCGGCATCGGCTTGCAGGAGTCATTTGACAAGGTGGTCGGCCTCGCTGACGTGTTGCTGAAAGGCTCGCTGGAAGCCGTCAAGGGAACGAATCAGGTTGTGTCGCAGGCATACGAAACGGCGGAAAACACTCAAAGCGGTTCGATTGACCAGAAAACCATGATCGTGCTGGCCGGCGCCGCCGCTGCCGCCTTCATCTTCGGAAGGAAAAAATAATGCTGCTGACAATTTCCATCGGGGCCGGCGCCACGGTCAAGTTCGTCGAGCTGGCGGACTTCTTCCGGCTGCTTTCGACGCAGGCCGATGTCGACGTGCGCTTCTTCCGCGAGGGCGCCGATGTCGTCGAGACGCCGGGCGTCTCGGCGGGCTACGGCGAGCGATTCTCCGAGCGGTTCGATGCTTTCGAAATCTCGTCGGCGACCGCGCAGACGATCAAATTCGTCACGCGCCTGGGCAATGTCGTCCAGTTCGACGCGCCGCCGACTGGCGACGTGAACGTGGTCAACGTCAACGGCGCGCACGCGAACACGCGCGCCACGGTCTTGAGTTCCGGCGTCTCGACGCTGGCCGCCGCTAATGCCGCGCGCCGCTTCCTGCTGCTGCAAAACAACGACGCCTCTGTCGCGCTGCGCGTGACGTGCGACGGCGTAGACCCGACGACGACGGAAGGTGTCCGCGTCGAGGCCGGCGGCTCGCTGCTGCTCGACGTCTACCCGCCAACCGGCGCGGTCAAGGCTATCGCCGAATCCGGCGCGGGCGTCGCCGTCGAGATTCAGGAGGGTTGAGCGTGGGCGCGCTGTCGAAACCGGCCAGCGGTGTGAAAGCGGGAACCGTCGCGCATTTCGCGGCATCCAGCGCGCCGGCCGGCTGGCTGAAAGCCAATGGCGCCGCCGTGTCGCGCACGCTCTATGCCGGCTTGTTCGCCGCCATCGGAACGACCTACGGCGCGGGCGACGGCGCAACGACGTTCAATCTGCCCGATCTTCGCGGCGAGTTCCTGCGCGGCCTCGATGACGGGCGCGGTGTAGATGCCGCGCGGGCGATTGGCTCGCCTCAGTCTGCACAAAACCAAGAGCATACGCATGGACTTAAAGAGGTGTGGACGACGACAACGGGGGGCGGGGCTGTGCGCATTACGGGGGGCGGTTCGGCTACTCAATCGGGGGCGTCTGGAGGGACTGAGGCGCGCCCGCGCAACGTCGCCATGCTCGCGTGCATCAAGTATTAAGGGGCTGATGTGGATATCTTCCATTTCGATGAAAACGGAATCCTGCTCGGCGCGGGTGTCGCTGATCCTGACCCGCTTCAGCCGGGCGCGTTCCTGATCCCGGCCGGGGCGGTGACGGTCGCGCCGCCGGCCGTGCCGGAGGGGCGGCGCGCGCGATGGAACGGCGCGGCGTGGTCGCTGGAAGTGGTCCCGGCGCCGGAGCCGGAGCCCGCGCCGCCTGAGCCGTCGCGCGCCGATGTGATCGTCGGCCGGCTGTATGAAATCGACGCCGCCACCGTGCGCCCGCTGCGCGCCATCGCCGCCGGCACGGCAGGCCAATTCGACCATGACAAGCTCGCCGCGCTCAACGCCGAGGCCGCCGCGCTGCGCGCCGAGCTGGCGACCTTGGGGGTTTGATGAATGTCGCGCGCGTCGCTGCCGCCGGTCTGCTCGTCTTGGGCGCGTGGGAGCTGCTGCGCCGGGCGCGCGATGGGTATGACCTCTACACCGATACATGGGGCGGCGCGCTCGACGAGCTGGCCGCGTCCGTCGATTCTTTCCTGCCGGAGTCTCTGAGCATGTGGAGCAACGATCGCGTCCCTGAAAAATACCGCGCCGCCGTGCTGGCGGCTGAAGCGCGCAACGGACTGCCGGATGGGCTGCTCGGGCGCCTGCTGTGGCAGGAAAGCCGCTTTCGCGAGGACATCATCACCGGGCAGACGCGTAGCCCGGCCGGCGCCATCGGCATCGCGCAATTCATGCCGGCCACGGCGCGGGAGTGGGGCGTCAACCCGCTTGATCCGATCTCGTCGATAGACGGCGCTGCGCGTTATCTGCGCTGGCTGCATGGCCGCCTCGGGTCGTGGGAAAAGGCGCTCGCCGCCTATAACTGGGGCATTGGCAACGTCAGCCGGAAAGGCCTCGCCGTCGCGCCGACCGAAACCCGCAACTACTTCAGCCAGATTCTCGCCGACCTCGGCATCGGAGGAACCCAAGCATGAAAAACGACGATCTGCTCGCTCTCGCCCTTGCCGGCATTGCCGTCTGGATGATCTTCGCCAGCCGCAAGGCCGGCGCCGCCGCCCCGGCGTTCTCGCTGTCGAGCATCACCAGCGAAGGCCCGTTCCGTGAAGTGCTGAATCAGGCCTTGCCGGGGCAGGACGGATGGGGCTGGCGCTACTACAACGACGGCTCCAACGGCGTCGCCATCGCGCCCGATGGCGGCTACTACCTGAACGGCGAGCTGGTGTGGCGTCCCTGAGTCTCTCCGGCGAAGCGCAGGCCGAGCTGGTGAAGATCGCCGCGCTCGGCCTCGTCGCCTTCGGCGCGCTCTGGTGGCTCAACCGCCAGCGGCTCGCGGCGGCCGGCGTCGTCTCGGATGCCGTCGACGCCGTGCTGGCGATCCCCGGGCGCGTCGTCACGGCTGCTGGTGAGGCCCTCGACGCGGCCGGCGCCGCCGTCCAGGGCGCCGTTCTCGATGCCCGGCAGGCCGTCGCCGACTCCAGCCCCACGAATCCCGGCTACGCGCTGCCGGCGGGCTGGTATCGCGTCAAGACGTGGCAGGGCGAAATACTGACCCGTTACCCCGATCAATACAAGTCCCTCAACCGATGGGACTCGGTGTTGGTGGATCCGTGATGGAGCCGCTGACCCTGCTCGCCGCCCTCGGGCCGCTGCTCGTCGATGCCGGCAAGGCCGCCGTGTCGCGCTGGTTGGCGCCGGACGAATTCAAGCCCTCGACCGTCGAGCAGTATGAGGCCATGCGCCGCATTGACTTGGACCTGTTCAAGGCCATGAACGAGGCGGGCGGCTCGAACCCTTCCTATCCGTGGGTCGAGGCCGTCGTGCGCCTGATGCGCCCGGTCGTCGGCGTCACGGTGCTCGGCACCTGGGCGGCGCTCAAGCTCCAGGGCGTCGAATCGCCCGCGGTCGATAACTTCGCCGGAATCGTCGGCTTTTACCTGTTCGGTGACCGCACGCTGTTCTATGCGCGGAAGGCCGCCGCGAAATGAGTCTCGCCGATCTGTTGCAACTGACCAACGTGCTCATCATCCCGGCGCTCGGCTATGTGATCGTCCTCGAACGTCGGATCATGCGGCTGGAAACCATGCTCGCTGTGAAGCTCGATTCCCTCCCGTGCTCGCCGGGCAGGGGTGTTTGCAACCAAGCCGGAGGATAGAACGATGGCAAAGACCCGCAAGCGCCGCAGCCCGGCGCGTGACAGCAAGGGCCGCTTCAAGAAGAAGCGGTAAACCGCAGTGCAAGGGAAGGGCCGGCCGAGTCGCCGGCCTTTTTCTTTTCAGCCGCAGCGGCGCGAAAGTCGGCGCTGGCGGCACGGCGCGCAGGGCGGCCAGCTCTGCCTCCAGCGCCTTGATTCGGGCCGTCAGATCGGCCTCAAGCAGCCCGCCGCAGTGCGGGCATGACTCGTCCCCGAAAATCCCTTCCAGGCGCCCGGCCAGCTTCGCGCGCCTGATCTTGTCCACGACGTGGTAGCCGGTCACGTAGGCCTCGATCTGGCGCGTCGTGGCGTGCCGTGTCATCCAAGCCGGCACCTTCCAGAGCCAGAGCATGACCTCGCGGCGAGTGATCGGCACTTCCCCGAACAGGTCGAGCGCCGGGGAGGCTGGTCGCTGAACCATGATTTATTTTTATTGAAAACGTCGGAATGATAGGAAAGGCTTATCATTCGGCGGATCGGGCTATCTTGCGGAAATGCC